TGATAAAGATAAGAAACCAATTGCTGGTAATACAGGTACAACATACTTTGTAGTAAGTGCAAATAATGTCACAAGTACATCTTGGCAGACATTTAGAAATCACACAACAATTCCGACATCTCATACTCCATATAATGGCTCAGATGGTGGCGGTGTAAGATATGTCAGATTAAGAATTCTTTATAACTATAGCTCTGGTGGAGCATTACGAGAATTTACTGCTCCTGTATTAAAAAGAGTTAATGCATTTAGTAATATTAGAACTGACTACGATATCTGGGGCTCAGTATTCCGTGATGTAAATAATTCTGCATACTACTTGGATATGGACAGTGTATCTTATCTGAATGATATTCGTCCTAATATCATGTATGATAGAAATGATACAAACTATTATGTCAATCCAGCTACAGGTTCTAGATTAAAAGGTTCTAATGGTTCACTTGTTATTCAAGGTTCTTGGCCACAATTAAGAATTGCTCAAGATGACGGAACAGCAGATGCATCTATTAACTATGATGCTGGTTCTGGTTATCGTAAATGGAATGTTGGTCCAGGCGCTGGTACTTCTGAAGGTGATGAATTTGGATTTGCTGTTTATTCAAGTACTAGAGGAACACATTACGGTACCAATTTAAGAATTAATGCTCTTACCGGCCGTGTACAGGTTGGTGATAGAGATAATCCTGCATATAATTTAGATGTTGTTGGAACTGGTTATGCTCGTGGTGATTTCCGTGCTCCAGTTTTCTATGATGCTAATGATACAGGATATTTTACAAATCCTAATTCATCTTCAAGATTCCATAATGTAGAAATAAGAAACTACGGTTTAAGATTAATGCGTAATTATACCCATAATGGTATATGGTTCAATGGTGGAACTGACCAGAATCACGTATTATGGAATACCTATTATGGTGGCCCTGCTGGCCGAGGTGGTGCAGGTTCAGGCCGTGATGGTATTCGTTGGAATGTTTATGGTGGTATTGAATTACGTGGTGGTTCAAATGGTGCTTATCCATTAATTATTGCTAATAATTCAAGTGGTAATTCAAATAACCACACAGTAGAATTATACGCACATAATGTCAAGCAATTTGAAACTGAAAGTGGATATGCTCTTGCTCCTAATCAAATGCGTTCACCAATTTTCTATGATAGTAATGATACGAATTATTATGGAAACTTTGCAAGTACATCTAGATTTGCAGATGTCACAATAGAAAGAAGTCAGGCTGATGCTGTATTAAGAGTCACAAGAACTGGTTCTGCTCCCGGAAACTACAAAACTGCAATATTTGAGAACCAATATGGTAATCATTCCTGGGGTGTCGTTGCAGAGGTTCGCGTTGGCGGTGTTTCAGGTACTGATAAACCTGCAATTCTTTACTCATCTGGACAAACTGGAACTACATGGACAACAGGATTCAAAAGAACAGATAACGACTTTGCTGTTGTTGAAAACAGAGGTTATAGAAATGGTGGTTGGGGAACTCCAAGATTAACAGTTTCTCCTGGTGGTAATGTCACAATTACAAATGGTATGTATGCTCCTATCTATTATGATAGTAATGATACATCATACTACCTTGACCCAACTGGTGATACAAAAATTAGAAGATTGTATATCTGGCAAGATAAAGTCTGGGATACAAGCTTAGGTAATTCAACCGACTCAGGATATTTAAACTTAGGTTGGCGTGTAATGAATCAGGGTAGAAAAGTTTACGCTGATGAAGAATTTACAGATGGTACTAACGGTACAAGCATTTATAACAATGCTGGTGGTTCTGCTCTATCAAGAGCAAGACTTACTGGCCAATCAGATGCTCCTAACGAAAGTGGAGTTGTTTACAGATATACTAGAAGTTCTGGTTCAAATGGAACATCGCCAGGATATGGTGGTTTCTACTTTGCGATTGGTACAGCTAGAAATAGAACAATTGTTTGTAGATGGCGCGCAAGGATGCCAGCTGGTAAATCATTTAATTTTGCTTCGAATGCTTATGGTAGTAATGCAAATTCATATTGGTTAACTGACAATGTAGGTACTGGAAAATATGAAGAATACGCATATGTAGTTCGCTGTGGTAATGGTGGTTCATTCAGTTCTACAATGTTCTTCTATGTGACTGGTGGTTCATCTACTGGTACACAGTTTGACCTTGCCTCTGCAACATGTTATATTGACACAGATCACGATTTACAACAATCAAGAAGATATTGGGCGAATAGAGATGTTCGTGGTGATGTTTTTTATGATGTAAATAATACTGGTTATTATGCAGACCCAAATAGCACATCACAATTTAGACGAGTTGACTTAAATGACCAGCTTCGAAATGAAAGTGGTGCTCCGCATTACTTCTATACAGGTGCTGGAAACTTAAGAGGTTATATACGGGCAACAGACACAAACGACCAACACCTCCATATTGCTACATCTGGTGGTGAGGATATTAAATTCTCTGATGGTGGATTTACATCAGCTTGGAATATGATTATTCGTGGTAATGGTCAAACACTTATTAGTTCAAGAATTGACACACCTATCATGTACGATAGGAATGATACGGGTTATTATGTTGACCCGAATGGTTCTTCTCAATTTAGAGCAGTATATGCTAATGATTGGTTTAGAGCTCAAGGTTCAACAGGTTTCTATTTTCAATCTTATGGATATGGTATGCGTTCTGCACATTCAGAAGGCAACTCTTATGGTAATGTTTCAACATACGGAACTGGTAGAAATGGGTGGTCTGGATATGGCATTGATAGAAAATGGTGTATCATGTCATCTGGTTCTGGAAACAGTAATAACTTTGGTATACACAATAATGATTCAAGTTGGTTATGGTATTGGAATGGTTCTTATACAAATACTAGATTAGGTTATTTCCAGAACGAATCAAGTTTTAGAGCTCCAATTTTCTACGACACTAATAATACAGCTTATTTCTTTAATGGAGCTTCAGATAATAGTACAAGATTCCGTGGTGTTCAACCAGAAACAATGGCCTTCATGGCATTGCCTGGCCATACAAGAAACTCTGCTGAATACTATCGTGCAAGACCTCGTATAACAGGAGATACCAACTACTGGACTGGTGCAATGGGTTGGGGTCGTATCGACATGAACGCTGTTGCAACTTGGGGTTCAGGCTTTATTGATTCTTGGAGTAATCCACCTAACCAGCCTTCAGGTACATCTCACTGGGTTGGTGTTCAAGCCTTCCACTATAGAAGTAGTAATACTCGTGGATATGGTTGGCAGATGGTTGGTGGTCCAATCACAAACCTTAGATTTAGAAGTTCATGGAGTGGTTGGAGAACTTGGAGAACAATTCCAATATTAGATGAGAATAGTGGTAATGGCGGTTCAATGTATGCTGGGCGTTATTACGACTCTAATAATACAGGTTATTATGGAGACTTCGCATCAACATCTAACCTTTATAGATTACACGTACAAGACGAAATTCATATCAGTAGAGGAAACAGAACTGGTGCTGGTTTAATTCTTGCTGACGATGGTGATATTGTTGATAATAATGACGGATACGCTGCATTAAGATTCTCAAGTGGTATCTATGTTTCTTCAGGAAACCGAACAGGAAACTCTGGAAACTGGAGACACAGATTACATTCAAATGGTAATGCTGAATCTACATCTTCAATGCGTGCTCCTATCTTCTATGACCGAAATGATACCGGTTATTATCTAGACCAGAATTCAACAAGCAACTCTGCTCTTAGAATTAGAGGTGGTGCACTACACGGACCTAACCCATCTTGGGGTAGATATCTTGCTGTTGGTACAAATGGTCACTGGTCTAGCTCTTACGCTTCGGTTGCAACAACTAATGGTAATCTTCACCTTGATTCGCAGGGTGGTCGCGACTTATATCTTCAGTGGTATGTTGGAAGAACAGTTTATGTAAGTGGTTCTATTCAGGCTACAATTTACTACGATAGAAATAATACAGGTTATTATTCAGATCCGAATAGTACTTCAAGATTAAATCAGCTAAATGTAAACAGAATTAACTCACCATACGCTGGTGGAAACTCTGGTATTACAAGAAGTAGTTCACCATACTCATACGGCTTCCAGGAATCTGGTAGTTGGAGTTATCCATATCCGGATATGGTATTCCAGTATCATACTGGTGTATCTATGGCAGCTAACCCATCGTATGGTGGTATTAGATTCTTTAATGACTATAATAGTGGAACTGTAAGATTCCAGGTTAATGGTTCTTCAAGTTATACATTTGCAAATACATGGCTCCAAGTTGGTGGTGGCGGTGTCGGTATCTATGATGGATATAATGGTGCTCACTTCTATCCAAACAATGCTACAAACTATGGTTCTTGGAACTTCTTAGGAAGCAGAAGTGGTTGGAGAGGTATTGCATTCTCTGATGCTGGATATGACCCGCACTTAATGTGGGATAGCTCAGGTAATGGTGGTTGGTATCATGAAGACTTAGGTCGTTGGTTATTCTATCATAGCCGTAGCAGAAACTGTACTGGTGTTGCTTCATCAAGTACTGTGTCCGGTTATCGTATGAGAGTTAACGGTTCGCTTTACTGTAATGGTAATATCGTTGCTTATTCTGATAGACGTAAGAAAAAGAATATCGTCACAATTGATAATGCTCTTGATAAAGTATTACAATTACGTGGTGTATATTATGAGAGAAAAGAAGATTTAGTTGACGAACGTGACGACCTATATAAAGGCAGACAATTAGGTATGATTGCTCAGGAGGTCCAAGAAATTGTACCTGAGGTTGTATCATATGCCGAAGAGCTTGATGAATATGCACTTGATTATCCTAAGATGGTCGGTCTACTTGTCGAGGCTCACAAAGACCAACAAGAGATTATAAATAACCAACAAGAACAAATTGATGAATTAAAGAAACTTGTGAATACATTAATGGAGAAACTATAAAATGGCTTTAATTAAAGAATACGAAATACCAGGTACTGGTTTATCTGCAGCGAATGCTTATTTCGTTGTGACAGATGTAAAAGTACACAAAAGAATGCATGACTATAAAACACCTGTAGATACTTCTGACCCTACTGGTTATACAAACGGTGGAGTTTGGGACGAAGGAACTGAGGTTCACTGGAAAGCAGGTTATATTGGTCATATCTACTTAACTATTTGGGCTAGTAAAGAAGCTCGAGAAAATGACCAGAAACCTATTGGTATGGCTGGTGTTGATGCAACTGAAGTAGAGGCCGAAGTACATATTGGTACAAAAGGGCTTGACCACAGATGTGTATTTTTTGTTGATGTAGATTCTGCAGATAACTATATCACACAGGCTTATACATACCTCAAAACATTAGATTATTTTGAGGGTGCAACTGAGGATTAATAAATATAACTATCCAAATTAATTAACGGAGAAAAGAAATGGCACTATCATATACATGGAAAATTACCGCCCTTAAGAAAAAGGACCAGGTAAATAGTGAAGGCGCAACACTCGAAGGTGCAGTGGTCCAAACTTATTGGGAAGCTGAAGGTACTGACGAGAGTGGAAATAAAGCATCATTCCAAGGTGCAACTCCTTTTTCAGCAGAAAATGTACCATCTGGTTCGTTTGTTGCTTTTGAGGAATTGACTGAGGAAAATGTTATTTCTTGGGTACAAAACATTGTTGACAATGACCCAGGTTATGCGGCTCACATTGAAGAAAGAATTAGAGCTGAGATTGATAAAACAATCGTTGAAGATGTCACGGAAGGTTCACTTCCTTGGTCTGACGGTTCTGAAGTCACTCCAGACCCTGAAGTTCTTGATTCTGAAGACGAAGAAGAAGTAGAATAATCTAGGAATAACAAATGACCTATTCCTGGACCATTATAAAGTTTGAAACCAGAGACCAAGTCAATTCTGATGGCGTCACTTTGGAGAATGCTGTCGTCACTGTAAAGTGGAAACGCGACGGGGTTGATTCAAATGGTACAACAGGTTCAGTTTTGGGCTACACCGTCCTCTCAGCAGAGACTGTAGCCCAAGGCGATTTTGTTGCATTTGACTCTCTTACAGAAGAATTGGTTATCGGCTGGATTGAAAACTCACTTAGCGCGGAAAGATTGGCTGAATATAATACAGCAATTCAAGAGCAAATCAATAAACAATCTTCCACAGAGCGCACCCCGCCTTGGGCATAAAAACGGTTGACAACTGACATAAATAGTGTTATAATACACTTAAAACTTTAGAATATTTTTATATAATGGAGAAAATATGCATGATTTGCGCCACCATGGCCTTGTACATTACGCCCTGAAAAGAGGCGGAAGTATCCATCCAATTACACTACCTAAGGAATTAACTGGCGAAACTGGGATTATGAATCCTTCCATTTACGTACATAATGGAAAGATTCTATTAAATGTTCGCCACGTCAATTATACACTTTACCATTCAGAAGGTAAAAAATTCCCACATACTTGGGGTCCTCTCCAATATATCCACCCAGAAAATGATGTATGTCTAGCGACACATAATGTAATGTGTGAGTTAGATACAAATATGAACATGCTCAGTGCTGGTCGTATCAAAATGAATCTGGATACAGGTGAACCAACTTGGAATTTTATCGGTTTAGAAGATGGTAGATTATTCTGTTGGGAAGACCGACTTTTCCTTTGTGGAGTTCGTAGAGATTGCTACGACGATAAAGGTAAAGGTCGTATGGAAATGTGTGAAATAGAATTTATTGATGGTTTATGGCAGGAGGTTTCACGTAATCCTATACCGGCTCCTGGTGACGATGGCACATATTGTGAAAAGAACTGGATGCCAATCCTTGATATGCCATGGCATTTTGTTAAATGGTGTAATCCAACCGAAGTTATTAAATACGATATTGACACAAGAACAACAACTACAGTTCACTTAGATGAGTCATCAAGAATAGATGCTCCGCGTGATTATAGAGGTGGTTCACAAGTAGTTCCTATTGGTGATAATAAACGACTTGCATTTACTCACGAGATTGATTTATTAAAAGACCCATTTTATAGAAAAGATGGTCATTATAATCATCGTATTCTTGTATGGGACGAAGATTGGAATATCATTCATAAAACAGAGGATTTCCATTTTATGGGAACTCAAATTGACCCAACTACAGGTTATGAATATAATATTGAATTTGTGACAGGTATGTGTTTTCTGAATGGAAATGTTTATATTAGTTATGGTTATCAGGATAATGGTACATTTATTTTGAAAATGCCAGAAAAAGTATTTTTTGATTTTGTAGGGAGGCTGGCATAATGTTGCAAGAGTTATTGAACAAACACTGTATGGACCCAAAAAATCCGAATAAAATATTTGATTTGGCAAAAGAATATGACCGACTTGAACAAGGTGCTATGGCTGTATCTTTATATCTTAAGGCGGCCGACCTTACAGAGGATAAATTATTACAATATAAATGTATGATTGGTATTGGCAATTGCTATTGGAGACAAGGTAATAGAACATATACAGTCGAAGGTGCATTTCAAGATGCTGCAGCTCTCATTCCGGAAAGACCTGAAGCACATTATTTCCTCGCTGGTCTTTGTGCTGAAAGACAATTATGGAAAGCCTCATATTTACATGCAAAATTAGCTAGACTGTTTAATGTCAGCGATGATATCGATGTAGGATATAAAGGTCGTAAGGCTTCTGCTGTACAGGAAGCAATTGCAAAATGGTATATTACTGGAACACAAGAAGGTAAACATGCTTTATTTGACCTCAAATTTAAATCTGTTCTTGATGATGAATTATACAATAAAGTTAATACTCTATTAACAGGAATTTTTTATCCAGATACAATTCCATATTCTGTAAAAGATAGAGAAAGATTTAAATACCCATTCCCAGGTTTTGATACAATTCAAAAAAATTATTCTAAACATTTCCAAGATCTTTTTGTATTATCAGTACTGAATGGTAAACAAAATGGAACATATTTAGAGATTGGTTCCGGTGACCCGTTCGTGCATAATAATACAGCATTACTTGAAACTGAATTTGGTTGGAAAGGAATTTCGATTGACAACCAAGGTAGTTTGTGTTATAATTTTAAAGAGAATAGAAATAATACAGTAATATGTGCTGATGCTACTGAAATCGGATATGCCGATTTATTTGACAAACATTGCATGGAGCCTGTAATTGATTATTTACAAATAGATTGTGATGAACTTTCAGTTGATATTCTAGAAAAAATTCCATTTAATCAGTATGGGTTTAGAGTTATAACATTTGAACACGACAAATACAGACTCGGTGATGAAATTAGAGATAAGGCTAGAGAACATTTAAGACAATTTGGGTATATTCCATTGGTGAATGATGTAGCCTTTACAGAGGAGTGTTCATACGAGGATTGGTATGTACATCCAGCATTGGTAGATATTCCAGAGAAAATGAAAACTGATAAATCAGTAAATTTTGTATGGGAATATTTTATGAAACCTTTAACTGAAGAAAATGAGAGAAAATTATGATAACTGTGGTTGCAACAGGTGGATTTGACCCGATTCACTCTGGTCACATTGAATATTTAAAAGATGCAAGTACATTTGGAACAAGACTAGTTGTAGGAATTAATTCCGATAGCTGGTTAAAGCGAAAGAAAGGTAGATATTTTATGACTTGGGAAGAGCGTTCAGCCATTGTTGAAGCATTATCTTCTGTCGATAAAGTTCTATCGTTTGATGATAAAGATGATACTGCGATACATTGCTTGGAACAAGTTAAAACATTATATCCAAATGATACTATTATATTCGTAAATGGTGGAGACAGAACATCAGATAATATTCCAGAAATGGCTGTGGAAGGTATTGAATTTGAGTTTGGAGTTGGTGGTGATAATAAGAAAAATTCCTCAAGCTGGATTCTAAAAGAGTGGGCACAACCTATGGTGAAAAGAGCATGGGGTAATTATACAGTATTACATAATGGTCCTTCATGGCAAGTAAAAGAATTATCATTTGACCCCGGATTAGAATTAAGTGACCAAAGACACGAACACCGGTCGGAACATTGGCACATTGTTGATGGTATAATTGAAATGAGAATCCAAACAAAAACAAAAACCATCACACAAGAATTTGGCCCTGGCGAAAGCATTGATATTCCAAAAGGTGCTTGGCACAAAGCAAAAAATGTGGGAATTAAACCTGCAAAAGTAATTGAAGTTTGGCTAGGAAATCTTCTTTCTGAAGATGACATAGAGCGACGAGACTAAGTATAAATAATCTTACAAAATAAATTATTGGGATTACGTAATGGCTATTTCATTTACATCTTCATCAACATTTAATGTAAGCAATAAATACATTGGTACTATAGAGGCTACACAAGATGGTGGAGAGGACATATCTTTTTCAACTGATAGTGCTGATATTATTATTAGTGAGAATGGTACCTGTCAATTTTTAGTTGGGCAATTGGCTGGAACTTATAATTTTACAATTACAGCAACAAGTGCATCAGAATCCGAAAGTCAAAACATTACGGTCACAGTAGTATAAATATAATAATAACTGCTAATAGTCTAGGAGACGAAGATGGCAATTAAGGTCAATGGCGTAACTGCCATAAACAATTCTAAAGTACTTCAAAATATTGGAAGAGCAGATAACTGTAGATATAATGATTTCCATCCTGCAGGAATTGTTGATATGGGTACCAGTACACAAATTACCAACGGAGATCCAGTAAAGTCTAAAACATTAACAGCAGATACAACTTTTACACATTCTAAGATCTTAAATTCCCCTAATTGCGAAATACTTTTGCATCTGGATTTAAGTGCTGACGGTTGGACTCCAACATTTCCATCAAATTATAATTTTCCAGCAACCCCAGCTTGGTCGGCTCATAGATACTGGATGATAACAATACTTGAACGCACCACCGACGGTGGCGCATATCTATGCACAGCACAAGGCTTTGATGAAGGTCCATATTCTGGTTCAGGTTTAGGTGGAAGTGGAGCATTTTTAACCTCTACATGGACCACACCAAATGGGTGGCGCACACAAGATATTTACTATTCTGGATACGGATTTCCAGAAACATATTGTTATATTTCATTCCAGCATGATGCTGCAAATCAAAGAGTCATTGTCACTTATGCTCACGGCAACAGTAGTCAACCAACACAGTTTCAGCCCGCCGTCTATGTGACCTATGGTGGATTAAGCAATATTTCTACTGTTAGAGTTCAATATAATGTACAATCACAATCTTGTATTGGAGATTGTAATGCAAGTAATTATGGATTCGGCCCGACACCAGTACAGGATAATAAACTTTCTGGCTCATATTATACACTTTCTGGTTTAGGAACACAAACATTTGCCTGGATGGCACAAGCAAACCCAAATACTTTTCAAAATAATGATACAACCACAACAGCAGATTTTAGTTCAGCAAATCCAGATTTTCGCATTGAAATTGTTGATAGTGTAGAAGGAACATTTACCTCGACTTCTGAAATGTCTAGTTTTCATGGTGTTAATTTAAGGGCATATATAGGTACAGTACCAATTAAATAGGTTTAAGATATGGCAATAAAAATCAATAATATTGAGATAATGGACGATTGGACTTCTTCTTATGTTATATTGGAGGATTTGAATAATATCCAAGGAACATATCAGGGTTGCATGCGCGTCAGCGAAAGTAGCTATGGTATTAGTGATGGTGGTCCTTTCAGGATGTCTTTCGGCGGCGACTATACACGTATGTCTGTTTCTAGTCAAAACATAACGATTACTATGCCAGATTATGGGTCGCCCGCCGGTGACCCAAGATCTGGAGGTAATTCTGGTTCAAATTTAAACGCACACGCAGGTGGTGGTTATGCAGTATTATTCGATATGAGCAGTAATGGTTATGACATTACATGGCCTACAGAATATAAGTGGCCTAATGATTCTGAACCAGATTGGACAACTGCAAGATATTGGTATATACACACAGTTTGCTATTCAACAAGTATTATATTTGCTACCGCAACACCATTCGATGCACTTTCAACGTAGGATATAAGATGGCTTTTACAGGAAACTCAATTAATATAGAATTTACACTTACAGATAACACAGGTAATACATCTCCTGTATACCAGTCTGTTAAGGAACTAGAACCGATTGATATGCCAGACCAAATAAGTTTAATTAAAGACGTGGCAAAAGGGATTTTAACAAGTTCTGCAAATACAATTGTTTCGGTAGCATGGACACATTCATGTGGTCGATGTGAGACTAACGGTTTATTAGAAAGAGGTGGTGAATAATGGCTATTAAAATTAATGGTGATTTAATTATATCTAATACTAGAGATATGAGTGATATTAGTATTGATTATCAACCAGATTCCAGTACAGAAGGCCTTTTTGACCCTTTCATTTTTACCCCTGAAGTAAATACTATTACAAGTACTATTAATATGGGCACGTCATATATGACTGGTGTAATGACCGCAAATACAACCTATACAATTAGTGGTACTACTAATGTTGGTACTTGTTCTGTAGTAACGCTCGACACGACTACAACAGGCCATATACCTAGTTTTCCTAATAATGTTTCTTGGGAAAGTAATATCGAGCCGACATGGAGTGATTGGAGATATTGGGTAATTACCATGGCTCAAGTTGCAAATACCGAAGTAAGAGCAGCAGCTGTTGGTTATGTTTCAAACGCATCTGCACCAACTGAAACAATCGCGCTTGAAGGTACTACTGGGTCACCTGAAGCCTTTTTTGATAAAGCAACAAGTGACACGCATGATTTTGTTGCGGGTTGGACTTTTAATTCAGACGGAAATGTATACAAATACGAAAGCATTTATAACGTTGGCGGTGGTGGTACATATTTACATGATAGTACAACTTGGAATAATATTACCCCATCTCAAACATATTGGATTCAAGTAAATAATCATGATAGCAGAACCTTATCAGTAAGTGATAGTGACGATATTGGTGAATGGATTTCCTTGAGTTCTACTAGAACATTTAGATATAGAGATGGACAAACCTTAAATACATATTCTTCAAGATATGGGACAATGAAAGTAGATATCGCTGAAAGAGATTTTGGAACTGAACAACATAGTACTTCCACTCCTCAATATTATTCAGCTACGATAGGTTATACAGATGGAGAAGGATTTCCAGAAACAATACATAACGCTTATTGGAATGGTACTCTTGTATACAGTGGTGGGATTGCCTCTACTACATCTGAAGGTGATATTTTTCTAGGTACTGATGGAAATTATTATCGTACAGGAACTTTACAGCAGCAATTTGGAAATCCAACTACATATTCTTACGCAATACAACAAGCAACTTTTACCATTCTGGCTACTGGTTATTATAGAGTTAATTGGGAGGGCAACGCATAATGCCATTACATTATCCACATTTATATCCCGCAATTACAGGCACAAATAAACCTGGTACATTAGGTGGTGTCGGAGGTACAGATGTACCAGCTGGTACAACAACTGGTCGAATATCTTCGAATGGCATTGTATGTTCAGTGAAACACGCCGAAGTTGATTCTTCCACAGAAGTCATAGCATTTGTAGCTGGTAGACTTACTGTAAGATCTGATGGTGCTAATGCTGGCTTTTCCATATATGTTGAGTCAGATACTGGAAATAGTGGAACTAGTTATTGGTATAATACTTCTGGTACTCAAACAATATTGTCTGACGATAATACAGAAGTGAAAATTTATGAAGAAAATACAGTGACAGCAACTCATGTATCGTTTGATGGTAATTCTTATGTGGCTCTGCCTGACGACCAACAAGTTTCAGCTGGCGCGATTTCAGATTTTGTTGGATACACAGATACCAATACGGTTAACGATACAATACCAGTTTACATTAGAGCGACAGGATATAATGATACATTGGTAGCTACATTTATATTCCGTGTTATAGCACAGGCAACAAGAACATAATAAAGAGAAAGAAAAATGGCACAACCAACATCAAGAACTGAATTTAAAGAATGGATACTCCGAAAGATTGGAGCACCAGTAATTCAGATTAACGTTTCCGATGAGCAAGTTGATGACCGTATTGATGAAGCGGTAGATTTCTGGCGTGATTATCACTACAATGGAAGCCAATTAGTTTATTTAAAACACCAAATTACTGGTAGTAGTTTAACATTAACCGATGCAGACGCGGCTGATTTCCAAATAGGTGAAACTATTACTGGTGGTACATCTGGTGCTTCAACTGTAATTACCGGCGATTCAACCGGACAAACATTAACATATCACTCATTATCGGATAATAATGCATTCCAGGCTGGCGAAGTTATTACTGGAGGTGCTTCTGGCCAACAAGGCACAATTGGTTCAATTACGAAAGGTGATAAAGAGAATGGATACATTACATTACCAGAACAACTTTTAGGTATTTCTGGAATCTTTAATCTTGAAACAAGTATTAGTACTGGTGGGGGAATCTTTAATGTTCAGTATCAATTCGTATTGAATAATTTAGAAGATATTACAGGCTATAATGTTTCAAATTATTATATGGCAATGTCTCATTTAGAATTTTTACAAGAAATGCTAGTAGGTAAACCACATATTCGCTATAATAAGCACGTCAATCGTTTATATATTGATGCTGATGCAAGTGCTTTAAGTGTGGGAAATTATGTTATTATAGAAGCTTACGATGTCATTGATGGCGATACATATTCAGATGTATGGTCCGATAGATGGCTACAAAATTACGCTTCAGCATTAGTTAGAGAACAATGGGGATTGAATTTAACTAAATTTGATGGTATGCAATTAGTCGGTGGTGTGACATTTAATGGAGCAAATATTCTTGCGGAAGCTAGGGAAGACCGACAGCGTATGGAGGAAGAAGCAATAACAACACTTCAACCTCTCAACTATAACTATATTGGGTAAAATATGGCAAACAATTTCTTCTTTGATAACTATACAAACTTTAATGAGCAACAGCTGATTGATGATTTAGTTATTGAAAGTATTAAAATGTATGGTGTGGATGTTATCTACATCACTCGTATTGATGGAGCATTGGATAAAGTATTTAACGAAGATGACCTTCCATTATATAATGAAACATTTGAATTTGAGGCTTATGTTAAAAATGTAGATGGATTTGAAGGCGAGGGTGATTTCCTATCCAAGTTTGGTCTACAAATACGAGACCAGATGACACTTACAGTTGCAAACAGAACGTTCGAACGATTTGTCACAAGAGAAGAAGGTACAATTATTCGTCCAAAAGAAGGCGATTTAATTTACTTCCCTTTATCAGAAAACATTTTTGAAATTAAATTTGTTGAAGATGAAAGCCTATTCTATCAATCAGGTGCTTTACAAGTATTTGATATGACTTGTGAATTGGCTGAATACACAGGTCAAAGATTACAAACTGGCCGTGATAATATTGACACATATTTTGATGCATTTAATAGAGAAATACTCACATCAAATACAGCTACATTGAATGCTGTTGCTCAGGTTGACCCAATTGCTCGTAATTTAGTCTTTGAACAGGAAGGCGATGCAATTATTGACTTTAGTGAAATTGACCCATTCAGTGAAAACATTTACATCAACGACGATTAAGGTATAATATGGGAATTGCAAATTATTTTTACAACTCTACTTTGAGAAAATATGTTGCTCTATTCGGCACATACTTTAATCAGATGAAAATCCAAAGAGCGGATAATGATGGTACTTTAATACAAGATATGATTGTACCTATTTCATATGCTCCTTTCCAAAAGATTTTAGCTCGTGTGACACAAGACCCTAATTTTTTAAAGGGTGTAGCAATTAACCTGCCAAGAATGTCGTTTGAAATGACCAATATGACATACGACCCAGAACGTAAAGTTGCTCCAACAAGAAAGGTAAGAAAAACTGGAGTTGATACTGAAGGTGGTGGCAGACGATTTGTATATGCTGGAGTGCCATACAATTTAGATTTTTCATTGTACATTATGGCTAAATATAATGAAGACGCAGTAAAAATATTAGAACAAATTTTACCATTCTTTAATCCAGAGTTTACAAGTACTGTGCGATTAATTGATGGTTTGGAACCAATGGATATACCTTTAATCCTGAATGATACAACATTTGAGGATTTATATGAAGGCGACTTCGAGGAAAGAAGAAGTGTTCTTTATACATTAAATTTCACGATGAAAGGTTGGTTCTTTGGGCCAGAAAGAGATAAGGCTGTTATTAAGTTTATAGATGTTCGTTATGCAACGGATACACCTTCTAACACATCGTTTGAAGAATTTTATTCAGTGTCACCAGGTATGACTGCAAACAACGAACCTACGACTGATAGAGCGTTAAGTATTGACTATAGTTTAATTGAATTTGATGATAATTGGGATTACACAGAGGAAATCGCAAATACAGCACCTTCCGTTTGACATTTATAATTAAATATGTTATAATGGAACATAGCAATTTTATATAATGGAGTAATTATGAAAGTAGGATTTACAGCTAGTACATTTGATTTATTACATGCTGGACATGTACAAATGTTAAGAGAGGCAAAAGAACAGTGTGACTATCTAATTTGTGGTTTACAAATGGACCCAAGCTCTGATAGGCCAGATAAAAATTCACCTGTTCAAACTGTGGTTGAAAGATATACTCAACTTAAGGCGGTAAGTTATGTTGATGAAATTATACCTTATTCAACCGAAAGGGATCTAGAAGATATCCTTGAAATGTATACAATTCATGTTCGTATACTAGGAGAGGAATATCGCGATAAGGATTTCACAGGTAAAGATATATGCCGTAAACGAGATATAGACCTTTACTTTAATAAGAGAGACCATCGCTTTAGTAGCAGTGGTTTGAGACAAAGAGTTTGTGATAAAGAAAAGGATTATGAGTACTAATTATGAGCGATGATAAAATTGCACAAGCACTAAATATGAGGCCTTTGGAAGAAGCAGAGGAAGAAAAACAAGAAATTTTGGATGAACTTAATCCGGATAAATTACCTGATTTACCTGCCAATGCATTTACTACAAATGACGAAGTAGAAAATTTACCAGCAGAGACACCAGCTGGCGAATTAGTTCCAGCAGATGTACTCGCTGATGAAAATTTAAAAGACATTGAACTTGCACGACGAAACATTGAAAATATTATTGGTTTAGGTGACGACGCAGTGAAGGAAATGGTTGAAATTGCAAAACAATCTGAATCGCCTAGAGCATTTGAGGTTGTATCTCAATTAATGAAAACACTGCTTGACGCAAACAAAGATTATGTTGATATGTCAACCAAAAAGAGATATGCAAAGGAAGAACAGGCTCCTTCTACAAACGTCACAAATAATAATCTTATTGTATCAACAGCTGATTTACTTAAAATGATTAAGGACGATAATAGTAATGCCTGATTTTATTAAAGGATATCTGGGCAACAATGACCTCAAAAGATCTGGTGAGGAAATTGAATTTACACCTGATATGCTTAAGGAATATGTGAAGTGTTCTAAGGACCCAATATATTTCGCTGAAAATTATATTAAAATTGTACATGTAGATAAAGGTCTTGTAAACCTTGATATGTATGATTATCAAAAAGAAATTACAGAAAAGATTACAAATAGTAGACGTGTTGCTGTATTAACAGCAAGACAGAGTGGAAAAACTACAACAGCAGTTGCAGTTATTTTACATTATATTTTATTTAATGAATTTAAAACAGTTGCTATTCTTGCAAATAAAGGTGATGCTGCAAGGGAAGTTCTTTCAAGAGTTCAACTTGCTTATGAAGCTTTACCTAAATGGATGCAACAAGGTATTGAGGAATGGAATAAAGGTAATATTACCTTGGAAAATGGCTGTAAAATATATGCGGGTACAACCACATCATCGGCCATTCGTGGTAAATCTATCAGTTTCCTCTATCTTGATGAGGTCGCGTTCATTGAAGGCTTTGATGAGTTTTTTGCTTCGGTATATCCGACAATCTCATCTGGTGATACCACAAAGCTCTTAATGACTTCTACACCAAACGGGTTAAACCATTTTTGGAAAACTTGTAAGGGTGCTGAAGAAAAGACCAATGGTTATGAATTTGTAAAGGTGATGTGGCATGATGTTCCAGGCCGTGATGAAAAATGGCGTAAGGAAACAATTGAAGCACTTGACCATGATGAAGAAAAGTTTAATCAAGAATATTGCTGTGAATTTATTGGAAGCTCTGGCACACTGATTAGTGGTGCCAAATTGAAACAGCTTCTACATTCCAAACCATTGGTTGAAAAAGAAAATATGTATCAATATGAAGCGGTGAAGGAAGGTCATGCATATGTAATGACTGTCGACGTATCTCGGGGAAAAGGCCTCGATTATTCGACATTTACTGTGTTTGATGTGACTGAAATGCCTTATAAACAGGTCGTTTGTTATAGAGATAATATGATAAGTCCTGTTGATTTCGCTTCAATTATATATAGAATAGGCCTAATGTATAATGAGAGTGCTATTCTGATTGAGGTTAACGATATCGGTGAACAGGTTTCTGATGTACTTTTAATGGACTACGGCTATGAAAATCTTCTATTCACCGAGAATGCTGGACGTTCAGGTAAAAAAATATCAGGTGGATTTGGAAGAAGTGCTGACCATGGAATAAGAACAACAAAAAGTGTTAAACAAAAGGGTTGTTCAATACTAAAAATGCTGGTTGAACAAAATCAGATGATTTTAGTAGATTATAACACAATACAGGAGTTATCGCGATTTTCTAAAAAGGGATTTTCCTACGAAGCTGAACCTGGGTTTCATGATGATATGGTCATGAATTTAGTCATCTTTGCATGGCTAACTGATGACAGATTTTTCAGAGAATTAACAGACATAAATACCTTGGCACAATTAAGAGAAAAGACCGAGGAACAGCTCAACGAGGATTTATTACCCTTTGGGTTTATTGATACAGGCGACGACATCAACCAAGATGGTGGATGGCAGTCTGTACCTGGAAGAGCTTTTGAGGTATAGGCTCAACTTTTTATAAATAAAGAGTGATAACTAATTATAACAAATAGGTTTTAAATAGATAATATTAAAGGAGAAATAATATGGCTTTTTCCGTAAGTCCTTCCGTAATTGTTCGTGAAGTGGACGCATCAGCAGCGGTACCGGCCATCGCAACACCACCTGCAGCTATCGCTGGAGTGTTTAGATGGGGTCCTGTAGGCGAAGCAATTCTTGTTTCTTCGGAGAATGAACTAGTAAGTCGTTTTGGTGAACCAACCAATGATAACTATGAGACATTTTTCGTAGCAGCAGATTACCTTTCATACGCTAATGCATTATATGTAGCTCGTGTTGATAACGGTGCAGTCGCAGCTTCTGCAAGCGATACTTCAAACGCAAATACACAACTACACACTTTTGGTGGATTCGATGCTTTATATCCAGGCGCATTAGGTAATTCAATCGATGTTTCTTATTGTAAATCTGATGATTTTTCAGATGTATTAATTGACGTTGGTGACATTACTGCTTCAAAAATCACTGGTAATACACAAATCTCTCAAACAATTTCATTTAATAGTTCAAGTGTGACCTTCGAGGTTGCTCCAGCTGAAAGAATTACAGTTGCAGATGTGAATGTTGGTGATTTAATTAGAATCGGTAATGATTCTGTTGGTTATCAAGAAATTCCAGTCTCTTCACTTTCTGAAACAGCTTTGGATTCAGCAGGTGATGAAACTGCTAATAATGCATTAATCTCATCTTACGAGTATGTATTAACATTAAGCAATAACTATTTGCTTGCAGAAACAGACTTGAATAAACTTTCATTAGAAAGAAAATGGAAACATGCTGGTTTATTTGGTGTCGCTCCTCAATCTGGAAACTATCACATCGCAGTTATTGATGGTGATGGTAGTGTCGCAGGTGAAGCTGGGGTAGCACTAGAAATTTACACAGACGTTTCAACAACATCAACAGCAAAAACATCAGATGGGTCAACAAACTATTATAAAGATGTAATTGACCAAAGATCTGATTGGGTAAAAGTTGCAAATACTGCACACTTTGAAGCTCAAACACTTGCTTATGAAGATCTTGCAAATGGTACAGACGGTACTTCAGAAAGTGCTACTGGACTAGGTGCTCTTGCAGGAGGTTATGACCTCTTCGCAAATGATAATGAAATCGATGTTTCATTTGTTCTTCAAGGTAAAGGTGATAACTCAGGTAATGTTGCAAACTATATTATCAGTAATATTGCTGAGAGTAGAAAAGATTGTATCGCATTCATTTCACCTTCTAAGGAAGCTGTTGTTGACGAAAACAAAACAAACGCAAAACTTACAAATGTAATTGCATACAGAAATGCATTACAGAATAGTTCATACTTCTTTATGGACTCTGGATACAAATATAGATACGACAAGTATAATGACACATACAGATATGTACCATTAAACGGTGACATGGCTGGTCTTGCTTCTCGTGTTGAACCTTATGAGTCTCCAGCTGGTTTCCGTAAGGGCGTAATTAAGAATGTTGTAAAACTTGCATTTAATCCAAGTAAAGCACAAAGGGACCAACTTTATAGTTCTGATGTTAACCCAGTAATGTCACAGGTAGGACAAGGTGTTGTTCTATTTGGGGATAAAACAGGATTAGGTTTACCAACTGCATTCTCTAGTATCAATGTTCGAAGATTGTTCATTGCAGTTGAGAAAGTAATTGCTAATACCGCTCAAACATTCCTATTCGAGTTGAATGATGAGTTTTCACAAACTCAATTCAAGAATATAGTGGAACCTTTCTTAAGAGATATTCAAGGAAGGAGAGGAATTATAGACTTCAGAGTTGTATCTGATAGTACTGTAAATACGCCAGCTATAGTGGACCAAGGTAAGTTTAGAGCTAATATCTTCATCAAACCTGCTAGAAGTATTAATGTAATTGAACTTACATTTGTTGCTACACGTAGCGGAATTGAATTTGAAGAGATTGTAGGTTCTCTATAATAGGATAAATAATTTTTAGAAATAATAGGAGAAACGAGAATGGCATTTAATATTAACGAGTTTAAATCACAACTAGTAGGTGGTGGTGCTCGGTCTTCCCTTTTCCAAGTGCAGATACTCAATCCTGTGGCTCCTGAAGCAGATTTCAAAGTTCCGTTTATGGTTAGGGCTGGTGGAATTCCAGCCTCAAACATAGGTTCATTTGAGGTTCCTTACTTCGGTAGAAACGTCAAATATGCTGGTGATAGAACATTTGATGATTGGACAGTCACAGTAATTAATGATGAGGATTTCATTGTAAGAAATGGCTTCGAGGCTTGGATGAACGCTATCAATACTCATGATAGTAATGTTCGTGCATTACCTCAGGACTACAAGTCCAATGCCGTTATTACACAATATAGCAAAGATGGTGATGCTATCAGATCTTATGTATTTGAAGGCATGTATCCAACAACTATTGACCAGATCGACATGGATTGGTCAAACGTTGATGCTATAGAGGAATTCGGTGTGACATTTGCTTATGACTTTTGGAGAGTTGAAGGAAGCACTGGAATTCCAACTACATAATTTAAATAGGTGATATTTTGAAAATTTTTGGCTTTGAAATAAAGAGGTCAGAAGAGGAACTTGATAACGTACCAGTTTCTTTTGCTGAGCCCCAAAATGATGATGGTGCAATTACAGTAGGTAATGCGCTAGGTGGTTTTTATAATACAATTTTAGATATGGAAGGCTCTGCTAAAACAGAGTCTGAGTTAATTACTAGATATCGTCACATGGCGATGCAACCTGAGATTTCTCAGGCGATTGACGACATAGTCAACGAAGCAATTAGTATTGACACAAACGACCAAGTGGTAGAGATTGCTCTTAATGAGACAGACTTACCAGAAAAGGTTAGGAAGAAAATTGTTGATGAGTTTGATAACATACTGACGCTATTTGATTTTACAAATAACGCCTATGATATGTTTTATAAGTTCTATGTGGACGGTAGATTAAATTATCACATTATTATTGATGATGATGATTTAAAGAAAGGAATTGTAGAATTAAGATATGTAGACCCTCGTAAGCTAAAACTTATTAGGGAAGTTGATAAAAAGCAAAAAGACAAACACTCTGGTATTCCAACGAAAAGAGTTAAAAATGAATACTACATGTATTCAGATACTGGATTCCAGAATACAAGCACTGGAGGCGTAGGGTCGCCGGTTCCTGGTGGTACAACCGGGTTTAAAATTGCGAAGGACTCTATTGGTAGAGTGACTTCAGGATTGATGAATGAGAATAATAGTTTAGTATTATCTCATTTACATCCAGCAATTAAGGCACTTAATCAGCTTCGTATGCTTGAGGACGCAACAGTCATTTATACTTTGACTCGCGCGCCAGAGAGAAGAATTTTTTATATTGATGTAGGTAATTTGCCTAAGAATAAGGCGGAACAATATCTTAGAGATATGATGGCCCGTCATAAAAATAAACTTCAGTATAATTCGTCAACAGGTGAAATTACAGATTCACGTAAAATGTTGACAATGACTGAAGATTTTTGGTTCCCTCGTAGAGGTGGCGAAAGGTCAACCGAGGTTGATACTTTAGCCGGAGGTGCAGCTCAAGCTTTAAGTACTGATGAGAACCTTCAGTATTTTCAGCGTAAGTTATATAAAGCACTGAAGGTACCTTTAACAAGATTGGAACCAGAAACACAGGCAACTTTTGGACGTGCATCTGAAATTACTCGTGATGAACTAAAATTTGGTAAGTTCATACGTAGGGTAAGAACAAGATTTTCTTGGTTATTCAATATGGTACTTGAGAAACAATTGGTATTGAAAGGAATTTTAACACCAGAAGAGTTTAACGAAATCAGAAATCAAATTCGTTATGACTTTGTAAAAGACAACTATTTCGAGGAACTCAAGGAAGCTGAGATATTAAGAGAAAGATTAACTACATTAAGAGACGTAGCTGATTACACTGGTAAGTATTTCTCTCATCAATGGATTGTGAAAAATGTTCTTCAAATGTCTGAAGAAAAGGCAAATGAAATGGAAGATGAGATTGAACAAGAAAGAAGAGCAGGCGCGTTCGATGATGAAGACCAAGGTTTTTAATAAATAGATAATAGAATTAAATAGGGACTCAATATGAAACAATTTAAAGACATTCTCTCCGAGGTAGGCCAACCAAAGGCGCCCGAAGAAAAGAGATTTAAAGACCAACATGAGATTGAGCGAATCGATCATCCTGTTGCTTTGGATTCTCAATTTACAGGCGACATTGAAGGTTTAACACCCAAGAAACGTCCGGCAGATAATGCCAAGGGAGATGATAAAAAAGCTTACGACCAAGCTTATAAAAAGAAAGTTTCTCAAACTCTACCTAAAAGAGGTAATACAATCGTTGTCGATGATGAAGAACTTACTGATGACTATGATTGGACCGAGGAAGAAATTAATACCCTCGCAGAGGAATTATCCAAATATGACCTGGAAGATCTTACAGAAGAAGAACTTGATGAGGTTATAGGACGTGCTGCAAAAGCAATTGGTAGAGGTATTAAACGACAAACCATAGACAGACTTACAACTTCTGGTCGTGCAGGCCGAGCTGAAAGACAAGCAGATAAAATAGAAAAGAAAGTAAAAGCTAAAGAACGC